CGGTATCCGTGTTGGTACCCATTGTCAGGTCATCACCGGAGATCGTTAAGTCTCCCGCCAATGTTGCGTTAGCTCCGCTAAACGTTAAGGCTGTAGTTGTTCCAGATTTAATGATTAAGTTACCGGAAGTATTTGTCGCACTGCCAAAGGTAGTGCCGCCGTCCACAAAGAATATATCCCCACCGTCGGCATCAAGCTTGATGTCACCCGGTGCGTCTAAGGTTACATCCGTAGTTCCGTTGGATACAATGTCTAAGGTAGTCGTTCCGCCGTCTTTGATAGTTACATTGGCTCCATCCGCATCAAGAACAATGTCATCTCCAGCGTCTATGGTCGCGTCCCCGCCAGAAGCAATGGTTAAATCTGTGCCGTCCCCGCTTATGTATTCTCCGCCCTCGTCATAAAGATACAGTCTTTTTGAACTGTCCATGACAAGATCGTCCTCCACCTTGAAGGAATCCTCGTCCTCCATCCACGTAATGACGCCATCACTTGTTTCACCGTCAAATTTTAGGGAATAGTCAACGCCTGCCGCACCGGCTCCAAGAATCAAGTCATTGCTTGCGTCAAGAAAACTTACCTTGCTTGCCGGCAGGGTGCAAAATACGTCCTTCGTTCCGGCGCTGAAATCAACAGCGGAATCGCTGTTCGAGCTTGAAATGACCGTTGTTCTTGCCAGTGTGTCGGTTGAAGCGTCGGTTACGGTTCCAAGACCGGTCTCCCATTCATCCTCACTACGGTGTGCGATGGAGTAATATGTCGTGTTTCCGTCTCCGATTCCCGCAACGAATGTCTCGAATCCCGAGACGGCGCCGCCCAGATTAAGAGTGCCGGTTCCGGTAGTTGTCGAGGTTTCCTTGACTCTGTCATTTAGCTTTAGTGCCATTGAAATCCCCTACGCTAGTCTTAGAATAGCATTGCTTGAATCTGCCGCCGGAAATGAAATTGTAAACGTGCCGCTTGTTGACGTTTTGTCACCACCAAAGTCCAGAACAGCCACAGCCTTGTTAGAATTGCTGCTGTTGTAAATTAACGCTCCTCTTGCCGTGATTGTCGCTGATGTAAAAGATATATCGGAAAAATCACAAAGAGCGGTTGTTCCGCTTGTTGTCGGTGTTACGCTTGTCAGTGATCCACCACCAGCCGTGTATGTTCCTGAATCGGAAACCTCGTTTGAGCTGGAATAAGCGGTTGTTGAAGCGCTTAAAGAGGCCGAACTTGAATACAGCGCAAGTTTAAACGTATCTCCTGTCGTGGCCGTAAAATCATGCCCTTCAACAAGAATTTCCTGTTTAAAGCTTGTACATACAGCTTGGGTTATTGCCATGTCTTATCCTCCCATGGATTTCTGTTGTGTTTGCATTCCTGGTACTTTTAGTTCCCCATGCATGTACTCATCTCTTCGGTGTCTTCCTTGCTGTTCAATCACCAATTCCTGCATGGAACGTTGGTATGACTGTTCATACAATTGCAGCATTTCAGCTGGGCCCTTCAAGAATTTGAAGGCTTCCGAAAGGCATCCATAAAGCAATGCCATTGAAGCATTGTTCCCCAACCAAGAAGTTGTGTTGGAACTGGACAGTCTTGTCGGTAGTCTGGTAATTCCTATTTCCACATTATACGCCGCATCTGGCGTAGGAGCAAGGTAAATTGTGTCTTCGTCCCACCAGGACCAGTATTTCGGTGTTCCAGTGGATGTTCGTGTCGGCCAGTATTCATTCATGAAACTGACGTCCCTCTGTTCCAGGAATGTCCTTGTTGCCGTTCCCGAAGCGGGATAAATATGAACCGTTCTTATAGTGGCCAATGAAGTTGGACTAGCCAATGATCCACCAGGCAAGGACAGAAAAGAATTGTCAGCCGTCAAGGTAGAACTCTGGTGTGACTTGAATACGTCCAGGTCAGCTTCCCTTAATATTCTGTTCTCTGTATGTTCTATAAAGTCGTCCGTTATTGTGGATGTCAGAACATCAGTGCTTGTTTCCGTATAGTTTAAAATCTGTGTTGTTAATTCCGCGTATGTTGTCATTATGCACTCAATGTTGCCGGTCCGGCAGAAACATATCCACCCCCGCCATTTCCTGTTGATCCCGCAGATGTTGAAACCGCAAAGGTATAAAAATCATCATCCGTTTTTGTGATGCTGTATCCATCGGAATCCTCCAGTTCATCTATGTCAGTTCCGAATATATTTCCCCTGACATCCCTGAACCTTACGGTGTCACTGCTTGACCGTCCGTGGTCAGGCTCAAATACCGATATTGTTGCGCTGCTTGCCGTAAACCTAAAGGGATTTAGAGGCAATAATGTAGCTATAGTGCTTTCACCCCTGTCCGTTCTGGTATATTGCAATGCTTCCTTGTCAGCAGAATGCTTACGGGGATGGTCCTGCGCTGTTTTTGGTTCGTATTCACTCTTGTGAACACGTGCGCCGTTCCATTCCTTTATCATTTCCTTGTAGGGAAACGACATTCCGCTGCGATCCGATATGGATTGTGCGTATTTTCCTCTAGCGTACGCCATTTATTCTACCATTTAGAATCTTTTGATCCGGACCAGTGATATTTTCCACCTTTAGTGGCCGCACCCATGCTTTGCATGGTTCCGGAAACATTTCCTTTGGACAGTGAAACAGATTTTACTTTTTCCTTAACCTTAGCTTCAGAAATAGAATTGGTACCTCTATCACTCCAGTTTCCCTTTACTCCGCCTTTGGAACTTCTTCCGGCGTTGGTATCTTTATTCCAGTTTGGATTGCTCATTTTTCCTCCTTTTTACATTCGCAGTCTGTGCATTGACAATTGTCTTTACAATCACAATCACAACCGCATTTTTCACATTTAACCATATTACCTCCTATGGTATGTAAGCTTGCGCCGGTTCAACCCTGAATGACGTTCGTTCACGGTCATTTTCGGCAGCGCGTTTAAATTCCTCATCATACACAGCTTTTAAGTTTGCACTTAGCATTGGTGCCCTCTTTAAGCTTATATAGTAAGCCAAACCCGCAGTCAAACACGGAAGAAAATAAAATGGAACATCGGCGTTATTAACGTAATCACCGGCGTCCTGTATTCTTCCAATATAAAAATACTTGAAAATGTAAGCCTTATTTGGACTTGGATACAGAAAAAGGGTCATGTCATACTGTGGCCTTCCACTGGCAGAAGAACCGCCAGTTGTAACCGTTCCAGGAATCAAGGCCCATTGTGTAGGTCTTGCGTCCCCAGTTGATGATTTCTCCTTTCTGGTAAGATTCATGAATTCTTCCCGTGAAATCCTCGCGACAGAAACATCAGTGGTACTGCTGTCGCCTTCCAGGTTTGCGGTCGCTCCAGTTGTGGTTGTGATTGTCGCGTCCAGAATGTCAACGACCTTTTGGTCAACACCGTAGAAGTTTGTTCCGGCTGTCAGTGTTTGCGTGCCATAGGCAACGGTCCATAGATTCAATCCACGGTTCGCCCATTCCGCAAACATAAGGTTAAGGGATCTTTTTGCTGTTTTTAAGTCATACCCACTTCGCGCTTCCAGTTGGCAACGCTCCAGTGCTTCCTCTATGATTTCATCTATTGAGAGATTAAAGGTTTGAGTGCCTGAATAAGCCATTTAAAACCCCCTAGAATGTTTTTCTTAATTGCAATACAATTGTATAGTGGTCATGATTTGTATGACCATGAGTTGTTAAGTCAATATCACCATTAATACCACCGCCAGCATTATTTTTAATACCACCGAATGATCTAAAATCCATATGCCCTGAAACATTTCCTGCTGCTGCACTTCCACCTAGAACTGCTGCAACAACATTTGAAGTTGCGTTCCATTCTAGAGCTACTCGCATACCGCCGATATCATACCAAATTTGTTCAATATGAACTCGAGAGCATGCTGTACCGTCTGATGCTGAAGTTAAGCCTGATACATCAACTTTTGCAACTGAACTTTCTCCAGATCCATCCGATATGTTTGTAAGTTTTACAACAGCGGTTGTACCGCCGTCTGATAGTGTTTGACTTGTTACTGCGTCTGCCATTTTTCCTCCTATTGGAGAGAGGGGACTTTCGTCCCCGCTCCATTAAAGTTTATTATTCGTATACGTGTCTACTTATTGCTTCGTAGTGTACGTTAAGTACCGCTGCCGCAGCATCACCGTTCTCTATTCCAATGTATGGAATTAAATTCACATCATTGGTTAAAGCCGCTGATTTAACAGCTGCTGTACCTGGTTGTACCGCTGTTACCGCTGTACCACCTGTACTTTCTGCCGTGGTAGAAACATTATACTGTATACCATTTATAAAATATGTCATTTTTCTATCACTATCAATGACAATTTTTAAATGATAAGGCGTGTCTGCTGCAAAAGTAACTGGTGTTTGACTGATATAATCAGTTCCACCAATACTGTGCACCAAGTGCCAGTAGCTGTAGCTATCAAATGCCTCACTGTTTGTAGCGTCTGTTTGAAACTTAAAGAATACTTGATCAGCATCAGTCGCAATTACTTGATCATTGGTCAATTTTAATCCAGCCCAAATTTTTTCATTGTCAGTTTGAGCCGCCTGAATTGAACATTCCCATTCTACCTGGTTTTCAGTACCCCATTTAGTTCCACTCCAAGCTGTTTGGTTTGTATCTAAATGTGGCAACAAAATAGCCTGATCTTGATCAGCCGTTGCTGTTGTCATCAAAATACCCGCTGAAGTTGACGCAAAAGTGGTTAAAGCAGTAGTGTAGTTAGTACCCAATGTCTCAAAATTTTTGTTAGCCGCTTGAGTGATCGCTAGATCAGAAGCGCTATCAGCGTCCGGATCAATAATATTGATCGCATTAAGTCCTGGTCTTTGGTAAAAATACTCTTCCAAATAGTATCGTCTTGCATCTTTTATTCCAAACCCTTGGGTTCTGTCATGCTCAACACCCGTTGAAGTAGTAGTGCTATATACCTTGTAATTTTCTTTGGATCTTATTGGACCCTGAAAGCTAGTATTAGCCATAGTTTTTCTCCTTGGTCATATAGACCTTTTGTTATGCCGTCTCTATATCGTCTGCCCAGCCAGTCTGCATAACTAATTAATGCTAGGAAAAGTGGGGGAAATTTTTCCCCCACTTTATGTTAATTAAGCTCCTGGAGAGCCAAATATTCCACGCCAGTCAGACCAGCCGAAGCTGTATCTTTCTCTTGCTTTATATCTAACGTTTCCAGTATCGAAGTCACCTTCCATCGCAGTTCTAATAGGAG